TCAGTCCGCCGACGTGGCGGGTCCCCCCGCCGGTCCCGCCCGCCACCCCCGCCGCCGCCCCCGGGGCAGCACGAACGCGAGGAACGCGACCAGCAGCGTGACCGCGACCGCCCCGCCCACCACGGCCAGCGCGTGATCGCGGGCGGTCGGCGGGGCGAGCGGCGGCACGGCCCGGGCGGCCGAGGCGGCGCGCGCGTCGGACGCGGACGGCGGCGAGGCGTGCTCCTCGGGCAGGACGGCGGAGAGCGCCCGCACCGGATCGACGACCCCCAGCCCGACGCCGGGGTCCGGGGTGCCGCCGCCCACCGCCCCGTACGCGGTCGCCTCCAGCCGGTGCGCGACCTGCTCGGCGCTCAGTCCGGGGTGGTAGGAGAGCACCAGGGCCGCCGTGCCGGCCACGAACGCGCCGGCGACGGCGTCGCCGCTGCCGGTGAACTGCCCGTCGCCGCCCGGCCCCGGACCCGTCACCGCGACGCCGGGAGCGCTCAGCCTCGGCCGGGTGCGGCGCCCCTGATCCGTGTCGCCCGCGGGCGGTGCGCCGTCCGGCCCCACCGAGGAGACCGCGAGCACTCCCGGCAGCGCCGCCGGGTAGGCCGGCCCGTTCTCCGTACGCGAACTCCCCGAACCGCCCTCCCACTCGCGGGCCGACGCCGGCGCCACCACCAGCGCGCCCGCCTTCCGCGCTGCGGCGACCGCGTCCTTGAGCTTCTGCGGAGCGGACGGAACGGCCAGCGCCACATGGATGATCCGCGCCCCCGAAGCGGTGGCCGCCCCGATCCCGTCCGCCAGCGCCCCGGGTGTGGTCCTCCCCTCCTTGTCGGTGGCCCGTACCGCGACCACCCGGGCCTCCGGGGCGACCCCGGCCGCCGCGACGCCCTCCTGCGGCCTGCCCGCGACGAGACCGGCGAGGAACGTGCCGTACCCGACGCAGTCGTCCCGTACGGTGCCGCCGGCCACCACGTCCCGGCCTCCGGTGACGCGGTCCTCCAGAGCGGGCACCCGGCTCGTGTCCGCCCCCGTGCCGACGACAGCCACCTTCACGCCCGCGCCCCGGCTCAACTCCCAGGCCCGGCCGACCCCCAGGAAGCCCTGTGCCCAGGGCGTCAGCGCCGACTTCTTGGCGGACTTCGCGGTGCACGGACGGCCCTCGGCGAGGGTGGCGCTCATGCCGGGCAGCGAGGGGCTGTCCCCGTCCCCCGGCGCGGCGCTCGCGGGGGCCGCGGCGGTGGGTGTCAGGAGCAGGGCCGCCAGAACCGCCGGCCCGAGCGCACGGGACACCGGGGACCTCGAAGATCGCATGGGCCGATCGTAGCGACGTCCCCCGACCGCCGGAACGCGTGTCCGAAGCCCGGAGGCGATGCCCCGGTGGTGCCGGAGCCCGCCCGCGATGGCGGTCGACCTGCGGCAACAGGCATGATGGGAACAGCAGTTTCCCTCGTCCCACATGTCGCGCGTCTCCGCCCCGTACCTACGGCGCAGCGGGTCCGGGAGGTCGAACGTGTCACGCCAGATGCTCATCGTCGCCGCCGACGGCACGGGTGATCACCGCACCGTCGGCGAGGCGGTCGCCCGCGCCCGCGCCGGTGCGGTCGTCAGCATCGCCCCGGGGCGGTACGAGGAGCGGGTGACGGTCTCCGCGGCGATCACCCTGATCGCCTCCGAGGGCCCGGGCACCGCCGAGTTGGCGCCCCGGCGCGGCACGGCGCTGACGCTCACCGGCGACGCGGTGATGGTCAGGGACCTCGTGCTGCGCGGGCACGACGACGAACTCCCCGTGGTCGACGCCCCCCGCGGCGAGTTGGCGATGGACCGGTGCGACATCCACGGCTCGTCCTGGGCGGCGCTCTACGCCCGGGAGGGCGGCTCGCTGGGGCTGCGGCAGTGCCGGATCAGCAACCCGGCGGGCGCCGGGGTGGTCTCCACCTCCACCGCCGAGAGCCTGCTGGAGAAGTGCGTCGTCGAACACCTCGGCACCTCCGCCCTGGTCGCGGGCGAACGGGGCAGGATCACCGCGCGGTTCAGTGAACTGAGGGACACCAAGGGCAACGGCGTCCTCACCAACGGGCAGGCCCACGTCCTCCTGGAGGAGTGCGCGATATCGGCGACCGGGAAACCGGGTGTCGCCGTCGAGGCGGAGAGTTCGGTCCGGATGGTGCGCGGCACGGTCCGCAAGGCCGCCGTCGGCGTGTTCGTGAACACCACCGGGCCGGTCGTCCTGGAGGACGTGGCGGTCGGCGACGCCACGGGCCATGGCTTCGTCCTGGGCGGCGGAAGCTCCCCGTCCCTGACCCGGTGCTCCACCGAACGGACCGGCGGGCACGGCCTATTGGTGGCCGAACGCAGCCGCGGCACCTTCACGGGCTGTACGTTCGCGAGCGCCGAGGAGTCCGCCGTGCGGATCACCGGCTTCTCCTCCCCGGCCCTCTCCGGGACGGTCGTCCGGGGCGCCAAGGGGACCGGCGTGCTGCTGGACGAGGACTCGTCCGCCGAGTTCGACCGCCTGGAGGTGCACGACAGCGGCGGCAGCGGCATCGTGATCCGCAGCGGCGCCAACCCGCTGCTGCGACGGGCCACCGTCACCGGCGCGGGCGCGCACGGCGTCCAGGTCGTCAAGGACGGCCGGGGGCGCCTGGAGGAGTGCGTCGTCGAGCGGTCGGGCGAGTCGGCGGTCCACGTCTCGGGCCACGGCAACGTGTTCCTGGGCAAGGGGCGGCTGCGCTCCTCCGCCGGCGCCGGCGTCCACATCGGGGCGCTCGGCACGCTCACCCTGCGCGACACCGCGATCGAGGAGTCCGGCGCGGCGGGCGTCCACATCGAGGCGGAGGGCGAACTGGCCGCCGTACGCGCGGTGGTGACCGGCTCCGCCGAGTGCGGCGTACGGGTGTCCACCGGGGCCCGCGCCTCCCTCAACGGCTGCGAGGTGACGGAGTCGGGCGCCGACGGCGTCCGCGTGGAGGGCCCCGACGCCGTGACGCTGACCGGCTGCACCGTCCGCGCCAACCGGGGCAGCGGCGTCCGCCAGACGACCCCCGGCGACCGGCTCGCCGTCGACGGCCTGGTCAGCGCGGAGAACGGCGCCCCGGACGCCTGGGGCACCCCGGAACAGGCGGAGGCGGCGGGGGACGGGCGGCTGCCCGGCGGAGCCGCACCCGTGGCCGAACCCGCCCCCGGCACGGGCCCGGTGGCCGAACTGGAGTCGCTGATCGGCCTCGACGAGGTCAAGCAGCAGGTGCTCACCCTGATCAACCTCAACCGGATGGCGCAGCGCCGGGCCAGCATCGGGATGCCCGCCCCGCCGATGAGCCGCCATCTGGTCTTCGCGGGCCCGCCCGGCACCGGCAAGACCACCGTCGCCCGCCTGTACGGCTCCATCCTCGCCTCGCTCGGCGTCCTGCGCTCCGGTCACCTGGTGGAGGTCTCCCGCGCGGACCTGGTCGCGCAGATCATCGGCGGTACGGCGATCAAGACCACCGAGACCTTCACCAGGGCGCTCGGCGGCGTGCTGTTCGTCGACGAGGCGTACACCCTGCTCTCCGACAGCGGCGGCAACGGCGCCGACTTCGGGCGCGAGGCGATCGACACCCTGGTGAAGCTGATGGAGGACCACCGCGACGACGTGGTGGTCGTGGCGGCCGGCTACCCGAAGGAGATGACCGAGTTCCTGGCGTCCAACCCGGGCCTCGCCTCCCGCTTCACCCGCAACGTCGAGTTCAGCGACTACACCTCCCAGGAGCTCGTCACGATCGTCGAGCGGATGTGCACCGGCCACCGCTACGAGCTGGACCCGGCGGCGCGTACGGCGCTCGTCACCCGCTTCGACCGCATCCCCCGCGACGCCGGATTCGGCAACGGCCGCACCGCGCGCAAGGTGTTCGAGGAGATGGTGGACCGCCAGGCGTCCCGGCTGGCCACCCTGGCGGTGGCCGACGAACGGCAACTCGCCCTGCTCACCGCCGAGGACGTGGGTGCGCCGGCGGGCGGCGTGCCGGAGGACGAGGCGGCGGAGGACCCGCTGCTGCGGCTGAACAGCCTGGTGGGCCTCGCGTCCGTCAAGAGCGAGGTGGGCGACCTGGTCCACCTCCTCGCCGCCGCGAGCCGGCGCAAGGCGGCCGGTCTGCCCGCGCCCCGGACCAGCAACCACCTGGTCTTCGCGGGTCCGCCCGGCACCGGTAAGACCACCGTGGCCCGGCTCTACGGCGAACTGCTCGCCTCACTGGGGGTGTTGCCGCGCGGCCAGCTCGTCGAGGTCTCCCGCGCCGACCTGGTCGGCCGCTATGTCGGCCACACCGCGCAGTTGACCCGCGAGGCTTTCGAACGAGCCCTGGGCGGTGTCCTGTTCGTCGACGAGGCGTACACCCTGACGCCGCAGCCTTCCGGCGGGTCCGCGGACTACGGCCAGGAGGCGGTGGAGACGCTGCTGAAGCTGATGGAGGACCACCGCGACGAGGTGGTGGTGATCGCGGCCGGCTACACCGCGGAGATGGACCGGTTCCTGGCGTCCAACCCGGGGCTCGACTCCCGCTTCCCGCGCCGGGTCGAGTTCCCCGACTACTCCTCGGACGAACTGGTCACGATCGTCTCCACACACGCGGCCGACAACGGCTACGAGTGCGCCCCCGGCACGGCCGAGGCGCTGCGGGCCCACTTCGACGCCGTCCCCCGGGGCGCGTCGTTCGGCAACGCCCGGCTGGCCCGCCAGACGCTGGAGCGGATGATGACGCGCCAGGCCCGCCGGCTGAGCACCGTGGCCTCGCCGAGCCTGGACGACCTGCGCCTCCTGCACCCGGAGGACCTCGCCCCGCGCTGAACGCCGGGCCCCGCCGCCCGCACACCTGACCGGACCGTGCCCCGGGGCCCGCTCCGCTCGTTGGGACGGCGACGGGACAGGGGGTGGGCCGGTCCGGGGTCCCACCGGCGGAACACGGAGCCGTCCATCTTCCTGCGACACGTGCGGCCGCGCACCCGTACCGCGCCCGGCCCGCACCTTTCGCCCAAGGAGTACGCCGATGAAGCGTTCAGCCTCCTCATCGAACCGCCCCCGACGCCCGCGCGGACTCGCGCGCGTACCAGCCCTGTTGACGGCGTTCCTGTTCGCCGTGACGGGCCCGCAGTTCCTGCCCGCCCCCGCGTACGCGGTCTCCCACATCAGCGTCTCGTCCACCACCGTGGCGGCCGGCGAGACCCTCACCATCGACTTCAACGGCACCGCGGACACGCCCAGGACCGGCGCCGGCGAGAACTTCTACTCCGGTTCCACGGACCTCGGCACCCTCGACACGTTCACCACGATCGAATCGTGCACCGGCAACACCGCGCCCTGCCACGAGGTGGAGGGGTACGGCCCGCGCGTGCCGCTCGGCGACCTGGACGGCGGCGAGGCGTTCAGCGGCTCGATCACCCTGCGCGTCGACCCGGAGACCCCCGCGGGCACCTTCGTGCTGCGCTACCAGCTCTACGCGAACGGCGGCGAGGCCACCGCGGACGGCCCGGTCATCACGGTCACCAACACGCCGGCCGAAGCCGACCTGGAGGTCGGCCTGGGCGCGCGTCCGCGGTTCGGCGTCCTGGTGCCCGCCCTGTCGTACACGCTCAGCGCCCGCAACCACGGCCCCGAGGACGCCACCGACGTCACCGTGACCGCGACGCTCCCGGCGGGGAGGACGGCCACGGACCTCTCCGCCGGCTGCACCTCCGCCCCCGGCACGGTCACCTGCGTCCACCAGGACATCGCCGAGGACGCCGAGGCGGTCTCCACGTTCAGCCTCCCCGTCGAGCTCCTCGACTTCGGCACCGTCGCCGTCTCCGCGACCCGCACGGCCTCGTCCCCGCAGGACCCGAACCCGGCCAACGACACCTCCGCCGCCACCTGCGCGGTCATCTCCATCGCCCTGGCCCACTGCGCCTGACCGGCCCCACCACCCGCCGCTGCCCCGGCCGAGTCGGCGGCAGCGGCTTTCATCTGTCAGGGCGCCTCCCGGATCACCGTGCCGCCCCGCTTACGCCGCCATGACGCCGCGCCCGCTAGCGTCCGGAAGGCGGACGCCCGTCGGCGTCCCGGAGAGACGGAAAGGCCCTCCGGTGCGGAGGGCCTTTCGGTGGTGCGCGGTCGTGCGCCCCCGGCAGGACTCGAACCTGCGGCCAAGCGCTTAGAAGGTGTACGGCTTTGAACGCTGCGCTTACCTGCGTTTTCGCTGGCATCGCCAGACCAAACTAAGGCAAGGCGCTTGGCCTAGGATCTGCCCACTTTGGCGGGTAGTCGATCCTCGCAAGAGTGAAGACGCCCCGCCCCCACGATACGAGGGGCAGGGCGCCCCCTGCGCCACGACTCCACCATCCGGGTGGAAGGAACCTCGTGCGAGAAACCGATCGAGGCGCAGGCCCGGCCAACGGCCGGGGGATTGGGGTGTCAGAGGCGCGTACCCGGGGAAACACCCGGCACGCCTCCTGATGTAGGTCGTGCCCTACATACATTCGATCATGGTGGGAAGAGCGTTGTGGAGTGCCACGCTCCGTACCGCCGCCCGACTGGGTCATCGCCCGCCGCCGCGCGATCGGAGACCGCATCCGCGCCGCCCGCTTGGCCGCGAACCTCACCCAGGAACAGGTCGCGTTACGCGTCCCCATGGACCGGGCCACGTACAACCGCATCGAGATGGGCCACTCCGCAGCGCTCCTCGACAGCCTGATCCTCATCGCCGACGTCATTGGCGTCCCGCTTTCCGACCTTGTCCGTGAGCAGCCCCTGCCTCGCGACAAGCAGGGGCCGCCCGGCCCGCCGGCCCCGGACTCGCCGTGGCCCGGGACCGGCGGGAGTCAGCGGCCGCGCCCCGAGGGGTAGGGGGCGGCGTGCGACGGGGACCGTCTGCACAGGGTGCGGTGCAGGACCACGATGGTGCCCGCGCCGGACGCGCCGCCCACGGGCACCCGCTCTTCCTGGCCCGGGGTGATCGGCCGGTCGCAGCGGTCGCACGTCATCGGCGGGCCTCCCGCCACTCACGGCCCAGCCGTACGGCCGTCGGGCAGGAGCGCCCGGCCACGCACGTGCCGCAGGTCATCGTGTGCCCGAGAAACGTCCGGTACGCGCTCTCCCCTGGCGACGTTGCAGTCTGAGTAGTCACTGGCTCACCGCCTCGGGCAACACCCGGTACAACACCGGGACGCCTCGCTCGGCGGCACACTCCTCGTGCGCGAAAATGGAGTAGCCGGAGCCGCTGGACGACACGTGCACCCGCACGCATACGTTCGCTCCCGGCTCCGGGCAGTAGGTGCAGTCCATCGCTCACCCCGGGGCTGGTCGTGATCAGGTGACCCCAGCATCACCCCGGAACCGGGTGCCGATGGGCGCACTGTGCGCCCCCTTGTTCAGGCCGCGAGGATCCCGAGCCGTACTGCGAGTTCTGACGCCCGCCGCCGCCGGTCCGGTACCCGCGATTCCGCCTCCTCAAGGATGATCCGCTTCGCGTACCCGTTGTATCGGATGGTCTCCGGGGCAGCCTCGTGCGCCTGAGCCAGCGTTGCCAGCGCCACGTCAGGCTGTCCGTCCAGGTGGAACCCGCGAGCCTCCTCGATCCGGTGCCGTGCCCGCCGCGGCCGGGACGGGATCGTGGTCGCATCCGCTCGCGCGGCCTGCCGCACGGATTCGCCGCCGGCGTGCAGCTCGACGGCGATCGTTACTGCGTGTGCGCCCATGATGGCCCGGGAGAACGACGTCACCGGGTGGAAGTAGGCGGCGGGCAGCCGGTCGGCGACCGCCCGTGCCGCGTCCCAGTGCCGCCACGCCGTGCCGGTCTCCCCGCGCCGGGCGGCCGTGTACCCCGCCTCGAAGAGGAGCGCGCCCGCGATGGCCCGGACCTCGGTTGGTGCGTCCGGGAGCAGCGGGTCCAGGTAGCGCAGCGCCTCGTCAGTCACATGGTCCGCGGCGTCGAAGTGGGACGGCCCGCTGTCGCGGTGGGCCTGCGCGGTCAGCCACGCGGCGATACCGATGGTATGCGGGTCCTCGGATTCCTGCGCCGCGACCATGCCGCGCTCTGCAACTCGCCACAGCAGGGCCGCTTCCGGCTGGTACGCCACGAAGAACTGCGCCAGCGAGTAGACCTCGGACAGGAGTGCCTGCGCCGCGCGCCGGTCAGCCGCGCGGTCCGCTTGTCGTACGGCCGCCTGCGCGTCCCGGATCAGGTCCGGCAGCAGAGACCCGACGACGTCCCGGTGATGCGGTGAGGTGTGCCGCGCCGACCATGCGGCGGCCAGCCGGGCCGCGAGGTGCGCCACTGGCGGTGCCTGCACGGAGCTGCTCAGCGGGAAGGTATCGACGGCGGCCTTCACTGCGGGCAGGCGGGCGTGGCCGGGGCCGCTGAACAGTTCGGTGGGCATGCTGACCCCGGTGAGGTCGGCGAGGTCGCTTACGCGTAGCACTTCGGCCAGTTGGAGAATGGCGTCCATGGGCGGGACGCCTCGGCGCCCGGTCTCGATTCCTTTCACCCAGGATCCTGAGTGGCCCATGAGTCCGCCGAGTGCTTCGCGGCTGTAGCCGCGGCGGTTGCGCAGGATTTTCAGCCTCTGCCCGAAGGCAACCTGTTCGGCGTGCGGGTCCGGGGTAGCATCGGAAGGCATGGCCTTGCCCCTCTCTGAGCAGCTTCGACACTGTCAGGGTATGGGGCAAGGCCCTTCTTGTGGGTGGCCCGTACTATTTCGGCCATGGCTGACATCGACATCCCCGAGCACCTGATCGAGCTGGAGCGTACGGCGTGGGCGGAGCAGCAGGCGGGCGCCCTCACGGTAGAGACGGCCGACGCGGTGCAGGCCGGATACCGGGAGCACGCCGCGTCCGCCGGGGTGTCGCGGCTGGCCCTGGAGATGGCCGTGAAGAAGCTGGTGCGGCACCCGGAGGGGTGATCGCTTTCGCGGAGCCGCGAAAGTGATGGCCCCGCAGGTCAGCATGACGAAAGGCCCCCACCGCCGCGAGGCAGTGGGGGCCGGGTCACTCGATGCTGTAGGGGACCAGCTCGCGGGGGATCTCCTCGGGAGTCTCGTGCGCGGCGGCCAACCGCCGGTTCGCGCGGCGGATGATCCGCATCGCCTGCCGCAACAGGCGCTCCAGCGCGGACACCTCGGCCTTCTTCGTCTCGACCAGCAGCGTCAGGTTGTCGACCTTCGCCTCCAACGTGGCGAACCGACCAGACACGTACTGCCAGATCTCCGGAGACACCTGCAACCCCGGCGGCGGCAACTCGTCCGCCTCCGCCACAGCAGCAGGTGGGGCCGGGCGCTCGCGCGGCGTGCTGATCCTCGCGACCAACACCGAGCAGATCCCGCCCACCACCGCGATCACCACACCGAGCACCGTCTCGTCACCGCCCACCGTGGCCCCCTCTCTCACACGTACAGATACGCCTGCGACCCCCCGTCAGCGCAGCGATGATGACCAACAGCAGCAGAACCACCGAGTACACCGGGACCGTGGCCCAGCCCGGGGAGTACCGCCCGACGACCGCCGCCGCCGCGTAGGACAAGGCCCACACCGACGGTGGCAGCGACACTGCGGCGAACCCCCACATGTCCCGGCCGGGGCGCATCACCCCGGCGGCCAGGCCGAGGACGCCGCACCCGATCCACACCCCGCCCCACGCCTCGATGCACATCAGGTCGATGAGCGGCCCGGCTCCCTGCCGGACGGCCGGGCGGTCGGTGAGGATCAGGCCGAGCCCGACGACGAGCCACCCGGCGCCGGGGCCGGCGAGGGCGAGGCCGCGCCACTGGAGATGCCGCCACAGGGCGGACGCGGCCCCGCGCATCAGACCCCCTTGGCGAGGGACGCGCTGTGGGTGACGTCCCGCCACCGGGCGACGATGCCCTTCACCAGGGCGAGGGCGGCGCCAACCCCGCCGACGGCCGCGGCCTCCCACATGCCGAGGTCGAACGGCTGGGTCAGCACCAGGCCGCCGACGAACGCCTGCAGGAACGTGGCGGTGACGCGCTCGGCGAGGTCGCGGGCGTACGTCTTCGCGCCCTTGATGACGGTCTCCGTGGTCGGGAGCAGGGGATCGGCCATGTCAGTTCTCCGGGATGGTGTCGAGGGCGGCGCGGACCATGCAGTCCTTCGCCTCCAGCAGCTTGCGGAGGCCGGCGGTCAGCTCGGGCCCGTCGGGGAGGAGGGCGACGAGCTCGTGGGCGAGGTCGGCGCACGGCTTGCTGACCGCCTGCAGGTGGGGCGGCAGGTGGTTGTACTCGAAGTAGCGGAGCAGGTGCGTGGTGCCGGGGTGTCGCTCGGCCATGGTCAGGACTCCTTCTTCGTGAGGGCGGCGAGCGCCTTGTCGATGCGGCGGACGCGGGTGACGAGGTCGGCGAACACCGACCGGCCGGTCCAGTAGTGCTGCGGGCTCTTCGGGTCGGGGCTGTAGTCGGCCGCGTCCCTGGGCGCGTCGAACGCGTCCTTCGACAGCAGCCGGTCGACGACCGCGTCCGCGACTCGCTTGATGTCGGCGTCGCTCAAGGGCATGTCGTCCTCCTTGGACGGGGAAGTGGATGCGTCGCCGGGGCTCCAGGACGCAGGGTGTGCGAGGCGCTTGGCGACGTCCCGCCGGAACTGGTCCATCGGCAGCCGCGGATCGACCGGCTTCCGGCGGGTGGCCTCCTTGTGTGCCCACACGCTGTCGGCCGACCAGCCGTGGAACCGGCATCGGGCGGCCTGCACGCGCACGGCCACGTCGTACTGCTTCGCGGGCCACGTGCGGTCGGGGCTGCCGTTGTTCTCGCACTCCAGCCCGTACGAGATGGCGTTGCCGTCGATCGGCTCGGCCGCGTCCGGGGCCGGGTGGTGCGAGGACTCGTTGCGGACCGCGTCGTACGCGTTCCGGGCCACCGTCCCGGCATGGTTCGCCCGCCCGTTACCGACGAGGTACAGGCGCCCGGACCGGGCAAGGAAGTCGTGGCACAGCGGGCCGGGGAGCGCCGCGTTCCCGTTGAAGCACCAGGTCGGCAGGCCCGTCCCCTCGCCCGCCGTGTGGTGGATCATCGTCGCGTGGACGTCGCCCCACGAGCCCTTGTGGTTGCGGTTGTTCGTGCGCCACCCCGGTATCTCCACGATGTCGGTGACGCCCTCCGCGCGCAGGGCTTTCAGCCACTGGTCGGGGGTCATGGGTCTGGCCATCAGGTCTCCAGGACGTACGAGAGCCCCGGGCCGTGGCCGGTCCGGGGCTGGTGTCGGGTTCGGTTACAGAGCGGCGGTGGTCAGCGACCGCCACCACGGGCGGGCAGGCAGGCTGTCCGTGGAGCCGTTGGACAGCCCGTGGTACCCGCCTCGGTGCTCGGTGTCCGCGATCGGCCCCGTCGTCCACCCCGAGCCGTCCGTACGGCGCAGCTCGACGGTGGACGGGGTCACGAGGATCTCGAAATGCATCGCCGTGTCAGCGACCGGCGCGGCCGTGCCGATGACGGCGCTGATCCGCGTCCCGGTGGCCGTGCCCCCGGTGTGCCGGTACAGCTCCATGGCCCCGGACCCACGCATCACCACGTGGTAACCGCCGACCTCGTTCGCCGTGCTGAACCGGTACGCGGTGTCGTTGGGGCGGCCGAAGTAGTAGCCGCCGTGCGTGTTCGCCGCCGGAACGACCTTGTACTTCATGTCGAACGCGATCCTGTAGCTGCCCTGCAGCGGCGCGTACGCGCCCAGCCCGTACGACTGCTGCGGCAGAACCGGCAGGCTCACCCACCCCGCGTCCGCGCCCTCCCCGAACTGCAGCGCGTACACGGGGTCGTAGTCCAGGGCCGGGAGCCCGCCGGGCTCCTTGATGCCGAGCGCCCACCGGTCGACGGTCCGCATCGGCTGGTTGGTGGAGCAGTACCGGGGGTCGGACGACATGATGCCGACGACGCCAAGCCCCGTCAGCCGGGCCACCTGCGACCGGCGGTAGACCGGCCACGCGTACACCGGTCGGCCCCGGCCGACGACCTGCGAGATCTTGGCGTCGGTGAACGTCGTTGAGACGCCCCACGCATCGGCGTACGGGGCCTTGGCGTCCATCGCCGCATCGGACGTGTCCGGGTCGAGGTACACCCATGTCGGGAACGGGTGCGCCCGGTTCTTCGCCCACGGCAACGACAGCGTCCCGACGTGACACTTCCACACCACCGACCGGTACGCGTGAGGGTAGTACCGGTCCAAGAGCTGCTGCACGGGCACGACGCTGTCGTTGGTCTTGGCCTCCAGCAGGATCGGAATGCGGCCGAGGAACTCGTCGAGCACCTGCCGCAGCGGAACGAGCGGCTGCTCCTCCCACCCCCGGCCGAGCAAGGTCCGCGCGTTCGTGCGGACCTGCTGCGCAATCTCCTCCGTGGTGTACGTGTTGAGCGCGCCCGTCCGGTTCGTGGTCCGGTCGAGCGTCGCATCGTGCAAGCACCACGCCTCGCCCTGGCCGTCGCACACGACGGACACCTCCGGGGCGAACCCCTGCGCGGCTGCGGCCCGGTACCCGATCAGCGTGTGCTCGGGGCGCACCATGCCGCCGCCGCGGTGCCCGAAGAAACGCGGGGACGCGGGGCTGGCCCCGGCCATGTAGCTGTCCCAGGTCACCAGCGCCGACGGCAAGTAGAGCCCGGCGGCCGACGTCGCCGCAGTCTGCACCGCCTCGTCGGCGGCCCCGGCCGGCTCGTACGCCTCATCCGCGCGCGCCTGCTCAGCGGCGACCGCGGTGTCGGTGTACGCCTGCGCGTCAGCCTCGGACCCGGGCGGCCCCGGCTCTCCAGGCGGGCCAGGCTGACCCGGTGCACCGGGGTCCCCTTTCTCACCGGGCGCCCCCGGGGGCCCGGGGACACGCAGGTACGGGCCGCCGCCGACCGGCACCGGGGCGAGCTCCCGCAGATCCACGCTGTCGCGGTCCGCCGGGAGTTCGACCTCGTACACCGACCGCGGGGAGCCCTGCAGTTCCTCGTCGACCTCCAGCGTCCACCCCTCCGGCAGGAGGTCCGGGCCCGGCCGCGGCAGGTCGATCTCGAACCGGCCCTCATCGTCGAGCTTCACCGTGCGGCGCCCGCCGACGAGCGCCGCCTCCTCGTTGTCCACGAGGCGCGGCAGCCGGGTGGCGACGGTGATCCGGCCCCGGCGCGGGGTCACCCGGTCGAGGTCGAGGTACCGGCCGGTGAGCGTCAGCAGCGTTGCCATGAGCAGCCCTCCGTGGTGCGGGTCACTCCGGCGGGGTGTCCGCCGGGGGTTCGTCGGCCGGCTCCGGCTCCGGGGCGGGGTCGGGCTCGGCCGGGGTGGGCTGCTCCTCGACGACACCCATCTCGACGAGGGTGCCGGTGTCGGCGGCGGTGTCGTCGGGCCGGGGCTGCATCGGAATCGGCTCGGGAACGGGGGCGCTGGGCATGACGGTCTCCAGGTCAGTTGAGTGAGGCGAACCACTGGACGGGGATACTGCTGCCGCTGGTGAGGGTCGCGGAATCCGGGGCCGCCAGGTACACCGTGAACCCGGTGGCGGTGATGCCGTAGGCGCGGGCCGACCAGCGGGCCACGGCACCGGTGTCCGTGGCCAGGTTCGTGAACACGGCGGGGGTCGCCGAGAACGCGAAGGGAAAGGTCACGTCGATCCTTGCCTGATTCGCGTTGGACCAGGACAGGGACGCCGTACCCTGCTGCGTCAGCGAGGACACCTGCCGCCACACGCTCCCGTGGTACTCGTACAGGCGCTTGGTGTCCTTGAGGTAGGAGTGCATCCCCTCGACGGGGGCGGCGGGGCCGGTCATCGTCGCGGACCGCTCGGCGACGGACGCGAAGACGAGGATGCTGCGGGACAGCACACCGTTGACGATGTTCCCGGCGAGGGTCTCGGCGTTGGGGGCGTCGAGCAGCTCGGCGATGTCCACGCCCTGCCCGAAGATGTCGTTCGGCACGAAAGCTCCTCAGAGGATGGTGGCTTGCCACTCGATAGGGATGTTCGTCCCGGTCGTGTTCGCCCCGGCCGCCGGCGCCGCCAGGTACACCGTGAACCCGGTGGTGGAGCTGCCGAAGGCGCGGGCCGACCAGCGCGGCACTGCCGCGCTATCGGTCGCGAGGTTCACCCACACCCGGGGCGCGACCGGGAACGGGGTGGGGAAGGTGACAGGCGAGGTCACGAAGGAGGTAGCCGACCACGACACTAGGTGGGTTCCGGTCTGGGTCGCCTGCAGCCCGGGGCCGGACGCCCACCGCCCCCACGTCCCCCACGACCCGCCGCCGGACTGGGTGATGCCGATGATGTCGCCGACCGCCGGGGCGAGGTACGACTCCCACCGGCGGACCGTGATCCCGTCCTCCGTCGTCACAGTGTTCGCGGCCGCGTTGACGGAGGCGACGACCGCGATCCGCCAGTCCGCGCCCCGCACCGACGGCGTCTCGGAGCCGACCCGCGCGGTCTGCCGGCGCAGTGCCCCGACGAGGTCGCGTGCGGCGCGGTGCGCGCTGCGGCCCTTCATCCGTCCTCCTTCGCGCTGATCGTGTTGATGGGGAAGTCGCCGCCGGTGTCGAGCGGGACCGTGAAGCTGGACACCTGGTGCAGCTCGCGGAGCCCGTCGGGGTGGATGACCCGCAGCACGTCGCCCGGCTCCATCGCTGGATTCGGCAGGGTGGAGAAGTCCCCGAACGCATTCGGGGCGCGCGCGGCGCGGAGCCTGGCCTCGGCAGCGTTGCGGCACGCGGCCACCGTGGTGAGGGCCGCCGAGGAGTAGAACGTCGGCCGGTGCCCGTACGGGCCCGACCAGTACGTCGGGCTGCCCGCGTCGTTGTCGACGGCGAGGTACTGCACCGGGGCGGTGCCCGCCGACGCGTTGTCGCCGCGCGCGAGCACCCCGTTGTAGACCCCGGCCGAGGACATGCCGCGGGTGCCGCGCACGTACACCCCGCCCTCGCCCGCGGCGACCTCCCACGCCGGGGTGGCGGACAGCAGGTCGGGCAGCGCGGAGATCATGAAAGTTCCGTCGCCGTTCGTGAAGCACTCGGCGCCCGCCGCCGCGGCGAGCTCCTGCACGGCCGCCCACGGGTCGCCTTCGACGTCCCACGTGCGGGCGCCGATCGCGATGTCGGGGACCGTCGACACGACGTCGGCGTCGGGGATGCTGCGCCGGATCAGCGCGGTGATCGCCGCCACCGCCATACCCGACGCGGTGTACGGCGCTGTGAAGCGGTCGTCTTGGACGATCACTTCGAGGGCCTTGCCGGTCAGCGTCACCGGGCCCATCGACGGGTCCCCCGAGTTCTCGTCGAGCCGGAACACCCCGAGCGGCACGAGCTCCTGCGTGCCGTCGCCGTACTCCACACCACGGCTGATCCGCAGCCGCGCCCCATACGTCGACAGCTCGTCGGCCGGGCTGATCGGGATGATCGACGTCTCGCACCCGGTGACCGTGCAGGTACGGCGGATCGCCTGCCCCCGGTCCACGGGCACACTGCCCCCGGTGTGGGCCAGCGGGATGACCTGCCCGCCGGTCGTGAAGAGCAGCACCTCGGTGACCGGGGTGTGCGACTCGGCCAGGCGGCGAAGGAACCGGTCCGACACCGGATACACGACGGCCCACCCCCTTCTATGTCTTGCGGCGGTCGAGGAGGACGGCCTCCCACGACCCGTACGCGTCGAGCACGGCCTGCCAGGTGGGGAACACGCTCAGGACGTCCTGCCACGTGCGGCCGCCGGACCCGTTGACGCCGGTCGTGACCGGCATGTCCGCCTCGACGATCGGCACCTTCCAGATCCGGACCGGGTCCTGCGCCGGGCCCTCCCGCTCCTCACTGACCGCGCCGACCGTCAGGTACAGGTCGCCGACGCCGAGCCCCGGGCCGGTCTGCCACAGCAGGACGTTCCCGGAGTCCAGTAGCCAGTGCAGGCGCTCGCGCTCCGCGTCCGAGTGCGTCCAGACCTGCACCTCGCCCTCGCGGCCCTGCCGCACCCCCGACAGCACGACCTTGTTGCGGCGGTTCTTCACGACGTACTCGGCCTGCTCGACCGGCCGCGTCCATGACGGCTGCGCCGCCACCGTCACGACCAGGTTCCGCTGCGGGTTGCCCGGGTCCTTCAGCCACGACCGGTCCGGATCCGGCCACGGGATCGTCACGGCAGTGGCCAGGCGCCGCTGCACCTGCCCGGTCACCGGATCGACCAGCTCAGCGGTGTACGCGGTCGCGACGCCGAGCGGAGCCTCGTAGTCCTCAACCCTCATGCTGTCCGTGGTGATGGGATGCGTGCCGTCCCACAACCCGTACGGGCCCCGCACCAAGGTTCGGTTCCCGGACGGGTCGACGCGGTACAGCCGCAGCCCGTGCCCTACGGTCAGATCCCGGAGCGTGACCGTGACCGACCCGGACGCTTCGACCACCGCAGTCTCCATGCCGGGCAGCCCGGCGTACAGACGCAAGTGATCCAGGCGCAGCGACGCACCCGCTGACAGAGCCACCACGGTCAGCTCTGCGGCCATGTGCGTAGCCCCTGCAGGAGGCGGGTCGCTCGTGTACAGCACCCCCCACCATCCAGTAGCGGTGGCCGCGGTAGGCGGCCACGAGGACACACCGAGATCGTTGCCCGCAGCGTCGTACCACCGGACGCCGTACCCGATCTGCCACGTCCCCACCGCAGGCTGGTAGATGATCCCCAGCCGCTGCGTGATCATCTCGCGGATCGGGTACCGGGCGCTCCGGATGACGCTGCTGCTCGCGGTCGTCGAGGACACCACCAGGCAGTAGCTGCCCTCGAACGCGGTGCCCCACGGAGATGACCGGGCGATCGTCGCTACCCCGGTGATCTTCGTCCAGGACCCGACGCCCTGCTCGAACGACCCGTCGGCGTACGGCAGGACACTGCCCGCCTTCAACTGCGGCGGCGGCGTGACGCCCACGGTCTCGAACCGGCAGGCCTGCCCGGCCGTCGCCCCGGTGATCCCGACGGCTACCCCGCACGTCGCGGCACCGGCCGGCGCCACGCCGGACGCCCGCTGCCGGTACCACCCGGTGCCGGGCGGCGCGAGGGTGGAGCGGACCGCGGAGATCTGCGCCCCGCCGGCGTCGTAGTAGCGCAGCTCGATCCACACCGTCGACCCGGATGTCGGCGGGGCCAGGTAGGCCACGGCCATGTAGTCGGTGCCGACGACGACGGGGGCCCGCTCCCCGCACAGCGCCGAGGCGTTGCCGTTCGCGGTGACGGTCAGCGTCCAGACGTGCCCGCCGATCGTGAAAAAGTCGGCGGCCCAGGACACGGCGGGCGCTGTCCGGCTGAGAGCGCCGTTCGCTTCGACCCCCCATGCGGTGGTGTCGATCTCGGGTGACTCGGCCGCAAAGCTGAGCATGTTGCTGCTGATGCGGATGGGCAAGCCCAAGTAGAAGTTCTCGAAGTAGTTGATCACGAGCGCACCGGCCGCCGTGGTCGAGACGACGACCTGCGCGCGGACCGCCCCGACCGGCGCGGCCCCGGCGACACTGATGCGGTGCCACGACGACGACGCGGCCGCCGTGGTCAGCGACCACGTGATGCTGAGCTCGGCGTTCGCCGCGGTCAGCCACCGGATCCCGATCCGCTCCGGGATCGTCGCCCCGGACGCGTCCGCGAGCGCCTGGTAGACGGTGCCCTCGACCACCGGGTACGAGGACACCGTGCGGGCGCGGACCTCCCCGGCGGCGACGGACCTCATGACGAGGACACCGTCGCCGACCCGGCCGCCCGAGCCGTGCCCGATCGTGGCGTTGAGCATTGTGGTCCAGCCCGAGATGTTCGGGTCGACCATCTCAACCACGGGCGACAGCATGTTGCCGGGGATCGGCACGGCTAGTTCCCCCCTCCTCCTGCGTCGATGATCGCCACCAGTTCCCCGGTGGCCTTGTAGACCTCGGTCCGGGCCAGGCTCGACAGCTCCTCGGAGCCGACGAACACCCGCACCTGCAGCCCCTCCATTCCGCTGCCCGCGCCCTGCGGAGCCGGGCCCGCGGTGAGCGGCGACGCGGCGGCCGCCGCCGTAGCCGCGGCACGCTGCGCGGCCATCGCCGCCGCCGACGGGATCGCCGCCCGGCCGAGCCGCGCCGCGCCCGCCTTGACCGCGGGCACCGAGCGGAGGATGCCGATCAACAGACCGGCCCCGGTGTCCTCGCCGACCGCCTGGGTCTTCCGGGACGGGCTGCGCGAGTCGAGAGCCCGGCGGATCGCCTTGACGGCCCCGGCCCCGAGCTTGGCCATCTGAGCCTGGAGCGCCTTCTCCTGGCCGATGAGCCCGGCGAGGAACCCCTTGCCAGCGTCCTTCCCGGCGTCGAACATCGCGTCGGCCATGGTCCGGCCATACGACGTCGACAGGGAGTTGCCCGACTTGGACAGGGAGTTCAGGGTCTTGATCTGCCCCTTCGACGCCCCGGCCACGACACCAGCGAGCTGGCTGTCGGGGCCCATCGCGACGAGCTGGCTGATCAGATCCTGCGACAGGCCCTTCTTCGACAGGGACTTGATCTGCGACTCGAAGAGGCGGACCGTCTTCTGCCGGTCCCGCATCCCCACGATCAAGGCGTTGACCGAGTCCGCCTCGGCGAGGTTGCCCACCCCGAGGAAGTCCGCCGCCGTCTTCTTCTGATCGGACGCCGCCGACTTCGCCGCCGCGACCCGGGACGCCATCGCGTCCTGCGCCTTGGCCAGGCCCAGCATCTTCGCCGCCGTCTTCCCCGTGACGGACGCCAGCGCCCGGCCCGACAGGCCAGCCGCGCGGACGTCCTTCACCAGGGCGGCGAGTGCCTTGGACAGGTCGTCTGCCGTACCGGCCAACGCCTTCGTGAACGCGGACAGGTCGCCGGGGATCTCCCCGCGCGCACGCTTCCGTGCCGCACGGGCGCGCGCCGCCGAGGCGGTGCCCTTCGCGAACCCGCGGACCGGGCCGAGACCAGCCGCGATCCGCATCGAGTCCGCATTGGAATAGACCACCTCCCCGCCGCTGAACTTGATCAGTTCGGGGCCGTTCTCGCCGACCCACGCAATTTCACCCGGGCGGGGACTGCCGCCGTCGGCGAATCCCCTCAGCCCGTAGGTGTGGGTGAACATCGAGTCGCGGTACGAGCGGGCCCTGGGGCCGACGATCACACCGTCCCCGCCGCGGCTCTCGACGTTGACCCCGTTCAGGGTGCCCGCCGTATGGCCCACGCCGGCATTGGTGATCCCGATCATGAACGGCGACTTCGCGCCGAGCACCCACCCGGGCGGAGCACTCGACCCGCTGAACGCGCCGGTCGCCCACCTCCTGTGCGGCTTCTGCCCACGGATCACGGACTCGACCGCGGACAGGATCCCGGAGCAGTCCCACGACGGGTTGCCGTTGCCGCCCCACTGGTACGGCAGACCGTGTTGCGTCCGCGCCCACCGGAGCGCGCCCGCGAACGAGCGCCCGCCGAACCCGGCCTTGTCCAGCTCGGAGTCCGCCTTGCCGGAGTACCCGATGATCGACTCGATCATCTTCTTCGGGATCCGGGTCACCATGTCCCGGTACAGCGACGCTGACCCGCTGATCTTGTTGATCAGGGGCTTCACGATCGAGTTCAGCCCGGCCATGGCCGACGCCTTGACGCCATCCTTGAGCCACGACACGCCGCTCTTGGCGAGGTCGAGGCCCTTCGAGGCCGCGCCCTTCACCCACCCGAACAGGCCCCCGCCCTTCGCGAACCCGGGGGTGCCGGCCGAGCCGCCGCCCGCCGCCGCCCACCGGCGCATCGCAGCCACCGCCCCGTGGCCGCCCGCCCCGCGCACCTCCTTCGCGGTCCAGACGTGCTCGTTGTGGGACAGCCACGCGGGCACGTCGTCAGACGTCTCCGTGCCCGCACCGAACACCGGGCCGCCGACCGCGAACTTCGCCGGGGTCAGCTTCGGCGCACCGAACGCACCCGCCACCTTGTTCCACACGGGCACAATGCCCGAGTTGTACACCGTGTTGACGACGTACCGGATCGGCGTCTTCGCCTTGTCCGCGATCCAGTCCCAGGCCTTCCCCACCACCTCGGCGCCTGCCTTGAACGCCGCGCCCAGCGCCTTCGCGAGAGCCTTCGCCCGGTCGATCGGCGGCTTGATGCCGTTGGTGTAGAGCCAGACCGCGCCCCGCGCGACAGCGTCGAACGCGGGCTTGAGCGCGTTCGCCCACAGCCACTTACCTGCGGCGCCCAGCGCCCGGAGCCCGGCCACGAACAGGGCGAACTGGACCTTCACCGCGGACCACAGGACCGCGGCACCGCCCCCGATCCACCCGAACACCGGCTTGAGCACATTCGCCCACAGCCACTTGCCGACCGCGCCGAGCGCCCGGATGCCCGCCATGAACAAAGCGAACTGGCCCTTGACGATGCCCCACAGCCAGCGGGCACCATCCGCGATCCACCCGACGACCGGGCCGATCGCGACCTTCCACAGCCAGTCCCAGATCGCCCCGAGAACCTTGACGGCGGCGACGACGGGCAGGACCAGGGCGACAACGACGATCGTCGCGAGCACCTTCACCGCGGTCCAGATCCACGACAGGACCGGGCCGATCACCCCCCACAGCCACACCGCGGCCGCGCCGATCGCGCGCAGCCCGACCATGAACCCGTCGAACATCGGCTTGAGCGCGTTGTTCCACAGCCACAGGGCCCCGGTCTGGATCCCCGACCACACCGCCTGCACGATGCTGCGGAACGTCTCGGACCGCTTGTAGGCGATGACGAGCGCGGCCCCGAGCGCCACGATCGCCGTGATGACGAGGACGATCGGGTTCGCGTTCATGACCGCAGTCAGGAACGCCTGCGCGGCCGCGAACCCCTGCGTGACCGCGGTGCCGACGAGGATCGCCGCCCGGTACACGGAGAACACGGCGGTGACCAGGCCGATCGCGATCGCCTGCGTGTTCATCGCGATCGTGACCCCGGCAATGGCGATGCCGAGCGGGATCAGCCAGACGCCCCACTCGCGCAGCCAGTTGATCGTCCCGGAGATCGCCCCGCCGAGGATCCGCAGCGTCGGGAGGAACAGGGCCGCGAGGAACCCGCCGACCACCCGGAGCGGCGGCAGGACGTCCCGGTTGAGGACGCCGCCCCACCGGCCGAGGACCGGCAGCACCTGCCCGCCGATAAAGTCGACAAGTCCCTGTTTTAGGGCGCGGGTGAAGACGGTGATCTCGTGCGACGGGCCGGACCGGAGGGTCTTGCCGAGCTTCGCCGCCGCCCCGTCCACCGAGTCGAAGGAGCTACGGGCCTTCCCCGGGTCCAGCTTGAACAGCGCGGCGCCGAGCTCCTCGGCCTGCGTGCCGAACAACCCCACCGCCGCGGCTTCCCGCTCGACCGGGTCCTTCATGTCCCGCAGCTTGTCGAGGACGGTCTGCAGCCCAGCCGTCGCGCCCTTCCCGCCCTTGGCGATCTGCAGCGACATCTTCGCCGCGTTGAGGCCGAGCGCCTTGTACGCGTCCTGCGACCCCTGCGACATGTCGACCGCACGGATCGAAAACTCTTTCATCGCGTCCGCGATGATGTCCGTGTCGCGGGCACCGCCCTGGATGCCCTGCTGGAACAGGCCCATCGCGGTCTTCGCGTCCAAGCCCAGCTTGCGGAGCTGAACGGGGTACTCCTGGAACGTTTCGAGGAGATCCTCGGCGTTCGGGCCGAGCTTCTGGAACCCCACGGTGATCAGATCCAGGGCGCTGGTCGCGTCCGGCGCAAGCCGGTTCTTCAGCATCGCGGCCACAGCCTGCCCCTGCAAATTCATGTCCGTGCCGAACACCTTCGCCACGTCCACCATGCGGGTACCGATCGAGTCGAGCTGCTTCAGCGTCGCGTCCGGCTTCACCAGCCCACCGCGCACCACCTCGCGGATCGCCTCCGCGCCCTCCTCGAACGTGTCCGTCACGCCGTTCGCGAAGAGCTTCCCGACCGCCTCACCCTGCCGCTTCGCCGTCGCACCCGACGAACCGAGCTGAGCCTTCAGCACCTTCGTGGCGTGCCCCTGTTCCAGCGCCTGGGCGAACGCGTCGGAGAACTGGGCGCCGATCTGAGACGCCACCTCGGCGACACCGATCGCCGCCAGGGCGCCCTTGAACGTGTCCGCGAACCCGCCGCCCGCCGCTTCCCCGGCGGCGTCGCCGGCGTCCCCGGCCGGGGCGACGAGCTGACGGCGCAACTCGTTCCCGATGCCGCGGACCGAGGGGATGATCTGCAGTGTCGCGTAGCCCACGTTCGCCACAGGGCACCCCCTCGGGTCTCGCTATCCAGGTGTCAGGTGATCTCGCCCCGCGCGATCGCGGTCCGCCGCTCGGCCGCGCGCCGCTTCGCCGCGTGCCGGCGGGCGACCCGCTCGGGGCTGTGCTTGTCGGGCCGCTTCGCCTTCGTGCCGGGACGGCTGATCGGCTTGGGCGGCTTCGACTGCTTCGACTTCTTCACGCCCTCGTTGGAGCGCTGCCAGTTCGCGATGCGCAGCTCGTCGAGGGTGAGGCCCTGCAGGTGCTCGGCGAGCCCCCACATGCCGTCCTCGTCGCCGGTCGCGAGCCGCGTGCGGGCGCGGGCGGGGAGCTGACGCAGGAGGACGCCGAGCTCCCGCCACGTCAGCCGCCGCCGCCCGGTCTCGTCACGCGCGAAGAGGTCTCCGAGGCGCACCCCGTAGTGCTCGCGCAGGTCTGCTTCGACTGCCTCGCCGTGCTCTCTCAGGAGTCGGACGAGGCCGGAGATTCCCCCGGGTCCACGCCGCAGTACTTCTGGTAGCCGTCGAACAGGGCCTTCATCTTGTACCGCTTGATGGGAATCTGCTGGAACTCGGCCCACGCCTCATCACCGAGGGCGGTCCGCAGGATCATCGCCATCTCATCGATGCCAGCCGCGGACCCGTTCTTGATGAACGGCCACATGTCGAAGTCGTCCATGTGGGCGAACTCCCACCGGCGGCCGCCCCAGTTGACCCGCCACGGAGTCAGTTCGGCCTCGGCCTTGACGGCGTCGAGGTTGAAGTCGAACGGCTGGTCGTCGGCGGGCTTCTGCGTCGCGGTTCGAGTGGTCATGAGTTCTGCTCGCTCTCAGGCTTGGTGATCTGCACGGACAGGGTCGGGATGGTGAGGCGGACCAGACCGGAGCCGGACGGGTCGAGAGTGACCTCGATCGTCTCGGCCTGGATCACCCACGGGAACGGACGGCCGTCGATCTCGACGCCGCCGCCGGGCTGCACGACGATGCTCTGCGCGACCGGCACTGGCACGTCGGCCGTCTTCACGCCGGGCATCTGCTCCTGCAGCAGCGCGGCCACGATCCGGCTGCGCTCGTTCGGAGGGACGGACTGCCCCTCCTTGATGACGTCGAGCTGTACCGCCTTGCGGGCGATGTCGGCGTCGGTCACGGTCAGACGCATCGCGGTTCCCTTCGCGCGGTTCGGAGTTGGGTGGTGCACCGGGGCGCGGCCGAACCGCGACGAACCTCCGCGCCCCGGCGGCTCATGCGGTGACCGTGACCGCGACGGTGTCGGTCTGCCCGAGGTACGAGGCGGTGACGGTCGCGGACCCGGCGGCGATGCCGGTGATGAACCCCGCCGTGACGGTCGCCTTCGTAGGGTCCGAGCTGGACCACGAGCAGTCGGCCGTGACGTCGCCGGTCGTCTCGTCGGAGTACGTGGCCGTCGCGACGACCGCGCCGATCTCCGTCGCCGCGACGGACAGCGCCGACGGGGTCACCGAGATCGACTCCAGGGTCGGGGTGGCCTGCCGGTCGAACAGGTCGCCCTCGGCCGTGGGGAAGATGGTCGCGACGATGGTCGCCGATTCGAGGTCGGTCTCGTTCTCGCCGTGGTCGCCGTCGAGGTTGCACTCGGCGTACAGGCTGGAAGCAAGACGCCGGACCTTCTCGCCCTCGCGGGTCTCGAACGCGATCTTCACCCGCTCCGGCTTGGGAACCTTGATCTTCGTCGCGGTCGAGCCCGGCCACACCAGACGGCGGGTCGTCTCGTTGTCCTCCAGCGCGGTGAACGCCTTCGTCAGCTTGAAGTGGTTCCGCGACGTGCGGACGAGAACGCCGCCCCACGCGAACTTGTCGTCGGTGTCCTCTTCCCTCGACTCGGGGAACCCCTCGTCCCCGTCGAGCAGACCGATCTGGAACCAGGCCGGTCCGAACGGGGTGTTGGCGTCGGCGGGAAGAGTGGCGGACAGGTCCCAGGACACGTACACGTCCGCGTCCGTCCAGAGATTGGCCTTCGTGGGGTCGCCAGCCATGACGCCCTCCTTCGGTGTCGTAGATCAGAAAAGGGGTGCGCCGCGGTTCGCCCGCACGTCTGTGTCAGAGCAGGACGGGCTTGATGTTGGCCAGCACCGTGAACGTGCTGAGATCGATCCCGGTCGCTGGGTCCCGGGTCGGGATGGGGCCGGTCCCGGGGCGCACCCCACGGATCACCGGCCCAGAGTGAACGAGCAACAGCCCCTGGCAGAGCATCGCGAGGTCGTGCGCCTCGTCGGCCCCCTCGTGCCACACGGTGCATCGCAGCGTCACCCGGGCGTTCGCCATCGAGGAGTGCGGCAGGTCGGTGTCCTTGCCGACCAGGACGTACGGCAGGGACGGCGTCTCCGGCGACCGCTCACCGGGGACCACCGTCCCCACCATGACCCCGGCGACGTACGCCTCCGGCCGCCCGCCGAGCGCCTCCCGGAGCACCGCCGCGCCCGCCGCCTGCGCGTCCCCGAACCCGGTGATCCGCTTCATCCGGCCCGCCAGTCTTTGACCTCGATCCCGGCCTCGCCCGCCGCCCGGGTCAGGACCCCGTCCCGGGCCTGCCACGCCATGCCCCGCACGTCAGCGATCGTCACCGACGCCGCCCCACGGTCCGTGGTGTACGCCCGCACCCGCACCGGAGTACCCGGAGGCAGCCGCGCACGCACGCGCGCCTGGACGTCCACGGCGACGCCGTCGACCATCTGCCGCACGGGCGCGGACTGCAGGAACTCGCGGATCCCGCGGGGGTCCAGCTCCAGCCGCTCCAGCATGTCCAGACCTCCTATCCGGTGACACGCACGACGTTGAACTCCACGTGATCGAGACCGCCCTCGACCGGGTCAGGCCACCGGGCGATCTCGCCCTCGACTGCCAGCAGCAGCCCGTTCCACTCGATGCGGTCCTGCGCGGTGATGTCGAGGTCGACCCCGTGGTCGGCCTGGACCCGCCACCCGGTGACGACCGGGCTGCGGTCCTCCTCGACGCTCTCGGTCTGGACACGGGGCTGAATGTTCAGCGGCGGCAGCACGGCCCGGTCGACCGCGCCCGGCGACCAGTCCGGGATGCCGATGTCCGGGTTGCCGCGGTCCGGCTTCCGGCCGGCGCGGATCCGTACGACCCCCTCCTCGGCGAACCATGTCATCAGGCATCGCCTGCCGTACGGATCCGGTGCCGGTCGACCGTCTTCTGCCACTGGTCGGTGACGCCGATCGCCGCCTGCACCCCGTACGTCACCGACTGCCCGCCGACCGCCTTCGACGCGATACCGCGCGGGACGCGCATCATCGTGGCCGCCTTGTCGAGCACAGCCTCGGCGATGTCCTCCGGGATCGTCGCCCACCCGTGGGTGTAGACGACCCGCACGCACCGCAGCCGGTCGGGCCACCGCCCGCACCCCGACCGGCGCAGCACGCCCGCGTCCGACCACTGGTAGCCGCTCTCGTCGAGGAGGGCCCCGTCGAGGTGCACGCTGTGCACCTGGACCGTGGGCCACACCGGGAGGAGCAGCGAGGTGCGGCCGTTCCCGTCGAGGGTCACCTCGTCCTCAACGACGAGATTCACCGGATGCCCGACCGCGCCCCGGAACCGACGGCTCGCGTTGCGGAGTTCGAGGAGCAGCCGCTCGTCCCCTGCCGGTTTCCCGGTCAGGGTCGCGAGCTCGTCCGGGTCCGCAAGGTAGTAGTCAGTCGCCACCGCCCGGCCCGCCGTCCCCGCCGCCCTGCGGCGCCTCCTGCTCGTCGCCCTGCTCGTCGCCGCCCGGGGCCGCCGGGGCGGGCTCGGCCGGGACAGGCGGGGCCGTCTTGCGCGGGGACCGGCCGGCCTTGTTCGACGAGGTCTGCCTCGCCTTGTTCGGCGCCGTCGCCTTCCTCTCCTGCACGACGGTCCCGTCCCCGCTGAACGCGATGATCTCGGGCCCGTGCTCGCCCTGCAGCACAGCCGAGCCGAGAACGTCGCCGGCGCCGAGACCGAGCCGGGCGGCGTCGGCGTCGTTCAGCTTCATCACCGTCTCCACCCCGCCCCTGACGACGCGGTACTTCTGCAGCGGACCGCTCACCGCGGCCACCTCCTCTATGCGTTGGTCCACCGGCACAGCACCGGAGGGCGGCCCGCACGCGGCGTTCGCCGCGCCACACGGGCAGCGCCCTCCGGCGGTGCGGTGCGTGAACAGCGTCACGACGACGCGGTGACACCGGCGGCCCGCAGCTTCGCGAGCAGCCCGTTGATCGTCGACCGGGCCCGGCCGAGGTCCGCGACGACGGCGTCGAACTCGGCCTTCGTCGGCGTGGACCCGGCGGCGGCCGCCGCGGTCAGCGCCGCCATGTCGGCCTGGTTCGCCGCCTGCTTGCCCTGGCGGGCACGGCCGGCGGCGGGATCGAGGTATGCCATGAGGTGCTCCTCCTGTCAGGCCGTGAGGTCGATCTCGACGAACGCGCTCGGCTGCAGCACACCGAACGCGGCGCGCATCTCGGCGAGGATCGCGACCAGGTTCCGGACGAAGAAGTCCAGGTGGCTGTCCGTGACCTGGATCGTCGCCTGCTCGCGGTCCCACAGGACCGCCTTGCGGAAGTCGCCGACGAAGCCGGTGCCCGCCGGAACGGCCTCGGTCTCGATGACCGGCAGACCCCACAGCACCTGGGCGGTGCCCGCGCCGGCCGGGCCGCCGAAGTAGAACCGGGCCTCGTTGTCCTGGAGCAGGTCCAGCGCCTCGGTGTCGGCCGGGTTGAGGAGGTAGGCGTTCGCGACGGAGCGCCCGACGGTGCGGACCTTCGTCTTCGCCTTGCGGGTGGTCGTCAGCAGGTTGGTGTCCCACGCCTGCGACTGGGTTCCCGACACGTTCGACAGGCCCTCGAAGTTCTCGCCCGTGGCGTCGCCCTGGACCATCTGGTCTTCGAGCTCCTCCTCCAGCCCGTACAGGAGGAACGCGTCGATGAGCGTCCGCACCTGCGCGGGATCGGACAGGGCCCGCTTCGTGGCGGGCATCCAGTGCGCGATCGTCTTGACCGCCGCGGTGACCTTCGCGAGCGCGAGACCCGACTCGGGCTTGTAGCCGCCGCCCGCGTTGTTGACCAGCGCACCCGCACCGCCCGGCGCGGTCGGCGCCGCCGACGACGTGGCCTCGGCGACGGGCGCCGCGTTGTTCGTCACGGACGTGACGCGCACGTACTCGACCGTGTCCGACGTGGTCTGCCCGGAGGTCACGACGTCCCGCATGCGCAGCGGCCGCTGGAACACGTCCAGGCCCACGGCGAGCCCGCGGTAGTCGTTCTGGACGAGGGCACCGGCCGAGGTGTCGGAACCGCCGGTGACGAGCGCCTTCGTCCCCCACATCTCCGACTGCACGCGCTGGTTCTTCGCGAACTGGCCGCTCGGCGCCTGCGCCAGCAGCCCCTTGAACTCGGGGCTCTCGACGAACTGCTCGCCGAGGCTCTTCTTCGCGTCCGGCAGGTGGAACCCGGATGCGGTCCGCCGCTGCCCGTCCTCGTCGCTTTTGGCGTTCAGGGCGATGTCGTCGCCGAGCTGCGCGAGGGTGGCGCGCAGCTCGTCGTTGCCCTTGCGCTCCTCGATACCGGCCTTCGCCGCCGTGGCCTTCGCCATGTGCTCGCGGAGCTGCGCGGTCTCCTCGGCGGTGAAGTCGCGGTCCTCCTCCTCGGCCTTCACCGTGATCTCGCGCGCCTTGAGGAGGTGGTGCTTCATCTCCTCGGAAAGTTCCTTGATGGTCTTGGGCATGTGCCCGCTCTCCTATTCCGTGAGCGATGCCTCAAGCTCCAGGAGCTCAAGGCTGGTACGCAGACGGGCGGAGACGGCACCGGCCTTGGCGACGCCCTCAGGCGTTTCGCGGGGGTCCGGGGTGGCCTCTTCCTCGGTGCTGCTGTTGGTGGTGTCGGGGGTGTCCTGGGCGGGCTCGGGCTCTGCGGGCTCGGCGGGCGGCGTGTCGCCGGCGGCCGCCGCAGAGCCGGGCTGGCCGGACTCCTCGACGGGGTCGTTCTTCGGGGCCGCCGGGCGCCGGGCCTTCTCCGGCTCCGCTGCGGCCAGTACCTCGCCGATCGACTCGTACGCCGCGGCGAGACGCTCGTAGTTGGACTGGGACAGGACCCGCCCCGCCTTGACTCCGGCGACCAAGTTGCGGGACTTCGCAGCGAGAAGCTCGGTCTCGCGGTTCACGCCGAGGAGGCACGGCCCGACCTCATGCAGGTCCAGGCGGCGCAGCTCGTAGTAGCCACCCCACGGATGTTCGTCGTCGGTGATCCACCCGCCCTCGCCCACGTCGTAGGCGAAGCTGAACTGCGTGACCCTGCGACCCTTCAACAGGCGATACACCTGCTGCGCCGTCGGGTTGGCGCCCTCGCCGTCGAGGTCGTCGATCTGCGCGAGCACCTCCAGGCCCTGCAGCGTCTCGGTCGCCTTCAGCACACGGCCGACGTGGGCGAACGGATCCGACCACTGATGCGCCCAGATCACCGGGATACTGTCGCCCTTGGCCGTCCACTCCGCCAGGCTCTGCGTGAACGCGCCGGGCCGGACGACATCGCCATAGCTGTCCTCGTTGTTGAACACGCTGACCAGGGCACTGAACTGCCCCTCGGCCAGGCCGTCGGCGGCCCCGGCCGCCTTGACCTTCGCGCTGACCTCCATCGTGCGCACGACGTCATCCCTCCTTCGCGTAGTCGAGATCGCAGTTGCAGTTCACGAGCTCCTCGGTACGGCCGCTGCCGTCGCCTGGCCAGCGCAGCCCGTTGGAGAACACGTCATCGAGGTTCACGGCCTCGCCGTCCTGCGCCTTGTGCGAGGCCCGCGGGTTGGTTCCGCCGGTCCGCCAGATCTTCTGCGTGAGACCGCTGGCCCCCGCAGCGTCGTGTCCGCCGAACGACCGCAGCTCCGTCGACGCTGTCGCCGCCCGAGCCACGGCCGCCGCGCCCCACGCGCCTGCCGCCGCCTGCAGGTCCGTACGCCACTCCTCACCGCCGGACTCCTGCACCCCGGCGATGGCCTTCCGGCCGGCTTCCTCGTGCTGGGCGGCGTGCGTCTCTGCGGCCGCGAGGATCCACGCGAGCATCACCTCGGCCGACCAGTTCTCGGCCTCGGGGTTGTGGGCGTTCAGGACATCCCAGGCCCCGACCTGCGCCAGCCGGTACCCGTGGTGGGCGAGCAGCGCCTGCAGTTGCGCGAGGCGGTCCTCCGAGCCCTGCGCCCACAGTGCGAGCAGGTCCGGCATCCCGCCCGCGTCATCCGCTTTCGCACCAGCCGCCGCGAGGAGCGTGTCAGCCTGCCGTTCGGTGAACGCGGTAAGCGTCGCCTCCAGCGCGCTGCGCTCCGACTCGAACGTCCCGAGCACGGTCGGCCGCGCCGACGCCTTGCGGCCACCGGCACGTACCGCCTTCGGGGTGTCCGGCGCTGTGTCCCTCGGGGACGCGAGGCCGCCCTCGGTGACGTTCATCGGCACGATCAGCTCGTCGCCACCCTCGATCCGCGACAGGTTGATCCGGGCTCGGCCCTCGTTGCGGGTCATGACCGGGCCGCCGACCATCGTCGACATGGCGGCCGCCTGCTCCTCGAACGACCCTCGCATCTTGGCGTCGATGTTGAACTCGCAGTACACGCCTTCGCTGTCCGGAAGGTCGGGCAGGATCTGCGAGACGATCTCCTGCTGGAGCATCACCATCCACGGGCCCAGGGTGTCCTGGTAGAGGTGGGCGTGCTGCTCCTTGATGTTGGAGTACGTGGCGTGGTCGAGGATCCCGATCAGCGGCGGCGGGATGAAGTACGCCGCGCTGACCTCCTCGCGCGTCAGCTTCCGCGCCTCGATGTACTGCGCCTGCTCCGGGTTGAACCCAACCGGCTTGTACTCCATGCCGTCTTCGAGGATCGGCGTACCGCCCTCGGCACCACCCCCGTCAGCGAACCCGCGCCACATCTCCCGGAACCGGCGCTTGTCCGCGGGCGTCCACTCCGGTGCGTCGGCCGGGCGGACAAGGACACCCGTTGTTCGGGCCCCGCCCTTCCACATCGCCGCCCGCGTCTTCGCCGCCTCGTGCGCTTCAAGGAGCAGCTCGCGCAGCGACTCGATCGGCGAGTCACCCGCGACCAGGTCGGCCGGCGAGTAGCCGTGGATGTGCACGACCTCCTCGCGGGAGAACTCCCGGCCGCCGGCCGTCTTGTAGAACTCGGGCGTGATCCAGTTCCCGCCGTACGGGTGGATCAGCGACGGCGGCACCGGCAGAATCCGCAGCTCCCCGTTGAGCTTCAGCTTGATCCCAAACCAGTCGTCGTACAGGGCGCTGTCGGCGACGATCCGCTCGATGAACCGGTACATCGTCATGCCGGGCATCGGCTCGGCCAGCAGCCGCGCCAGCGGGTGATCGGACAGCCGCTCGCGGTCGGTGTCCGAGACCCGGCGGAAAACGTGCAGCCCGAGCTGGGCGATGTTGCGCGCGAGGAAGCTGATGACGGTCCGCACCTGGGGCTGCCGCCGCCAGATCTCCGCGTACTCCCACGGCGCCGCCCGCAGCGCCGGGGCCGCGTACCCGGTCGACACCCCGGCGCCCGTCACGGCGAGCTGCCCGGAAGAGACGACGAACGCCACGGTCAGCCACCCCCGCCCGCGAGCACCTGCATGAACTCCACCCGGGACCGCTCGATCACGATCTCGCCGTCGATCGGCTGGGGCTCCCGCCCGGCCTCCAGCAGCCGCGCGTCACGCAGCACGAGCAGCGGGCCCCGCTTCGCCCACAGCACGCCGTCGAACGCCTTGTCCGCGAGGTTCACGACGACGCGCCTACGGACCGCTGTACGCCGCCACGGGAACCAACCGAACATGACCGACCTCCCAGAATGAGCGGCCGTCACACGACCATGATTTCGTCCTCGTCCGCGTACCGGGACTTCCGCCGAGGCGGCCGCGCCAAGATCTCCGACATCCCCGTCGCCAGCGCGGACACGCCGTCGATCTTGTCTCCGGAGTTCGCCTTGTCCGGCTTCACGTTGCCCGCCGGGTCCATCGCCACCGCCAAGTTGTCGACACACCACCGGACGACCGGGTGCCCGCCGTGCCGCAGCGCCGGAGCCTCCGGCGTCCCCTGCAGCACCAACCGCTGAATCGCCTTCAGCGACGGCGACATGGTGAGGAACCCCTGCCTGACCTTCACCATCGGCGCCCGCTCGCTGATCAGGTCGTTCGTCAACTGCGACGCGTTCCACGGGTCATAGCCCAACGACCGCACCCGGAACAGGTCCCGGTCCCGGCGAATCTGCTCCCGGATGAAGTCGTAGTCCGCGACGTTCCCCGGCGTCGCGACGAGCCACCCCTCGCGCACCCACCGCGTAGCCGCGCCCGCCGTCCGCTTGTCCAGCGCCCGCAGGTTGTCCTCCGGCGTCCAGAACCGCCACAGCGCGTCAATCGTCCCGTCATCGTCGTTCGGGAACAGCCAGCACAGGGCGCACAGGTCCGAGGTCGACGCGAGGTCGAGGCCGCCCCAGCAGTCCCGTCCGGCGAGCTGCTGCTCATCGACCATGCCTGCGTTGGCGTCCCAGTCCTCCATCCGCAGGAACCGGGTGCTCTGCTTCGTCCGGATACCCAGATGCAGCCGCAGGTACTTCGACAGGTCCGCCGGCGACTGCTTCGCCTCGGCCGCCGCGCCCCGCAGGTACGCGGCCGACGGGGACACCCCGTAGCCGGGGTTCGCCTTGCGCATCGTCGACTCGGCGAACGGGTCGTCCGTCTCGTCCGCACCCCAGATCACGCCGTACGTGTCCGGGTCGTGCAGCGCCCGGCGGGCGAGCTGCTCGATGTACTGCCGCTTCCGGTCGTAGATCGACTCCTGCTTGCCGTCGTCCGCCGTCGTGATCGTCGCGACCAGCGGCTGACGGCGTGACCCCGTACCGGTCTCGATCGTCTCGACCAAGTCCGGCGACTTGTGCACGTGCAGCTCGTCGATGATCCCGCCGTGCACGTTCGCTCCGTGCATCGCCTCGGCCACCGACGACACCACGGTGAAGTACGAGCCCGACGCCGGGTGCGTGATCTTCTTCGTGAACGGCTTGACGTGCCCCTTCAACGCCGGGGCCCGCTCCGCGATCTGCCGGATCGGGTCGAACGTGAACCGGGCCTGCTTCTCGCTGGTCGCCGCGGCGTACACCTGCGCGCCCGGCTCACCGTCCGCCGCCATCAGGTAGACCGCGATGCCCCCGCTGAGCGTGGTCTTCCCGTTGCGGCGCGGCACGTCCACGTACAGCTTCCGCACGATCCGGACGTAGCCGTCCGCCTCGTCATCCCACCGCACCCACCCGAACACCGGCGCCAGGATGTACGCCACCTGCCACGGGTCCGGGTCCAGCGGCTTCCCCGCCCACTTCCCCTGCGTGTGCCGCAGCAGATGAAAGCTGCGCAGCACCCGGTCCACCCGAGCCGGATCGAACACCGCGCCCGGCGCCTCACCGGGCGACGGGGTGATGACCTTCGGCGGGCAGTCCGGCAGCGGGATCCCCCGCTCCACGAGGTACCACGCCACCTCGGGCGACAGCCGCAGCCGGGCGAGCAGCTCCTCGTCGAGGTACGCGGCCGGAACGACCGGGGCCTCAGCCGGAGCCTGCGAACGGGTTCGCTTCGTCCCCATCGTCGTCCCCCTGCCGGCTGACCTTCGCCTCAGCGGACGGCGTCAGCCCGAACTCACCCGCCCACGCCCGCAGCTCCTTCGACGCGGCCTCGATCACGGCGACCGCCGGGTGCCGCACCCTGCCCTGCGAGTTCGTCGCCAGCACCGAGCCGTCGGCCTCCATCTCCTGCTGCGCCCGCACCAGCCGGTCCCACGTCAGGCAGTACGCCGTCAGGGCGCTGCGGTCCACCGGCTTCAGCAGGTCCAGGCGCGCGAGCTCCGGCACGATCCGGTCCCACTCCCCGCGGGCCTCCGCCGGCAGCCACTCCGGCGCCTCGGGCGGCAGCCGCTTGAACGCGGGCGGCTCGACGACCTTCCGGCCCCCCGAGTCCCGGCCGGGGGAGCGACCCTCGATCAACTTCAGGCCCGGCGGGCGGCGTTTCGGTGACGCCATGTGACGGTCACCTCCCTTCGAGGGGGGTCAGGGGGCTGAGCGTGCACGCTCCGAGTTCACCGCGGCGGGTCCCCAGGGTTTTGACCTGGTGATTTCGACTCCCCTACCCCCTGGAGGGGCCCGTGGCGGTCGTGGAAATGATCATTCCGGGGTGTCGGGGGCGGCTGCGGGTGATCCGCAGGAGGTGTTCGAGGTCGTCGTCGGTCGTGGTGTGCTCCTCGATGACGACGAGGACGTGCGGGGCGGGCCTGCCGAGGCGTCGGGGGAGGTCGGGGGTGCTCACGGGTCCTCCTGCGCGCTGCTGTGGGCTTGTGGGGGCGCCTGGAGGGGCGTCAGCGGCCCTTGCGGCGCCTCTGGTTGGCCCTGAGCGCCTCTGCCTTGCTCTTGGCCTCGTGGCAGGTCTGGCAGGCGAGTCCGAGGTTGTCGAGGGAGGTGCGTGCGCCGCCTTCGCTGATCGGGATGATGTGGTCGAGGTCGTGCGGCCACGTTGTGGGGTCGGTCTCGTTGTACTGCTCGGGGTCGGGCTGTTCGGCTCCGCACATGTAGCAGCAGCCGTGGTCACGGTTGGTGACCTGCCTCTTGAGCTTGCGCCAGGTGCCTGAGCTGATGCCGTACCGAGCTGCCTTGTCGTCCCTGCCTCGCCATGGGATGGGCTGGTGTGTGTCGCAGCGTGATCCCTTGGTGGCGAGCTCATGGCATTCGGGGTCGGTGCATCGGGATGGGGGTGCGGTGGGCATCCTCGGCCCCCTCTCCGGGTGGCCCCCGGGTGTGCCCCGGGGGAGGGCTACCAGGGGCGGGGGGTCCAGTTGGGGCCTCGGAGGGCGGGGGGTACGTCGCGCAGGGGGGTGTGGGCGCGATGGTGTTCCTCTTGGCCTGTGAGGTGGGCGAGGCCCCTGAAGGGTTCGCGGGGTGTCAGGAGTTCGGCCATGGCGAGCAGTTCGCCGAGGGCGCGGCTTGCGCTGGTGCTCATGCTTGCGGCTCCTCGGTCAGGTGCTGGGGGTGGTGCCGATGATGTCCGGGGTGGCGTACTCGTCCACGAAGTCGCTCTGCACGTCGAGCGCGGACGGTGAGACCACATCGAGGGGTATCTCCGAGATCACGGCTGTGCGGGCGCCGCACCTCTCGCTGAGGCCCTTGACCCGGTGGGTCAGGCTGTCGGCTTCCTGCTGGGTGACATGGTCGACGACGAGTACGAACGGGGTCTCGTACGTGCCGTTCTCGCGGTAGACGATGGGCAGTTCGAGTACCTGGATGCGGGCCATGGGTGTCTCCCGGGTCGCGGTTCGGGCATGGGGAAGGCCCCGTACGCGGTGTGCGTGTCGGGGCCTTCGGGGTCCGGAAATGGCGATGCCCCGCTCGGTGGCGGGGCGGCTTCTGTTCCCGGTGTGGTTTCTGGGCACGGTGAACTGCGGCCAATCTTGCGACAGGTCGGCTGGCGAAGTCAAGCGGGGTGGTGGTGGGCAGAGAGAGCCGCTTGTGCGTGCATGCGCCAACTACCTGCAGTAGCTCTCTCTACATCAGCCCCCAGTAGGTAGTGGGTAGGGAAGGGTAGGGACCACGCGCGCGCGAGTCACCGGGGAGTCCCCGGGGGACATTTCGCGGTGACCTGCGACGATGCGATTCATTCTCGAAAGTTCGGAAAGCGAAATGATTTTGTTTGCGTTTTGTTTGTCGATCGATTCGTCTTCGATTCGCGCGCGAAACGCATCGCGATCGCGTCCCGGCCGCCCGCGCGCGTAGGCCCCCGGAGGGCATGGAGAAGCCCCCGAGCCGGGGGTGCTCGGGGGCTTCGGGGGCCCTGGCGGGGGGTTTCAGGGCCGGTCTGGGGCCGATCGGGGCTCTCAACTAGCCCGGAATCGTGACCTTATCGTGATGCTGGAGGGGGTCAGGAGAGCTTCCACTGCCCCGTCTGCTCCGCGAACCCACTGTCGAGCCCGAACTGCACCGTCACGATCTTCGAGCCCTTCGGCACCTCGAACGTGATCCACCCGAGCACCTTCTCGCCCGGCGGGACCTTCGCGCTCGACGTCATCGACGGGCCGGCCTTCGTGTCCGCGAACGTGGCACTGAACCGCTGCCCGTCCGCGTCGGCGACCCCCGCACCGTTCGAGGGGCTGTCGGCGTACGGCTTCGTGCCGGTGTTGGTCAGCTCGAACTGGGCGGCGATCCACCGGTTGCCGTCCTCCGGGGCGAAGAACTCGTCCTTGGGCTGGGCGGGGTCGACGACCTTCTTCAGTGTGGCGTCGACCTTGGAGCCGTCTTCCTGGCCCTTGAGGGTGATGGTGTCGCCGACCTTCGCGACGGTGGCCTTCGTCGGCTCGTCCTCCGGGGCCTCGGCCGGCTCGCTGTTCGCGGGCTGTTCGGCGGCGCCGGTCTTGCTGGGCTTGGTGGTGATGTCGTCGTCGGTGCAGGCGGTTGCGGTGAAGAGCAGGGCTGCGGTGACGGCGAGGGTGGTGATGGTGGTGCGGCGCATGGTGGCCCCCTGTGTGCGGTTCGTGAGGGGTCATCATGGCGTGCGGGTGGCTGTGGTGTGTGGGGTTTGCGGGGATTGTGGTCGTCCTGTTGTGCGCGATCAACGCGAGACGTAGCCCCAGGCGCTCACAGTGCTTCTCTGCGTTCTCGGCAGCGGCGTCTACCGCAATCGATCAGGTCCGGGTCTGCGTGTGACTCGACGAAGTCGGAGGCCACCGCCTGGTACTTGAGCATGGCGTCGGGGTCGATGCCTAGCTCGGCTTCGAGTTGCGCGATGCGGCGTGCCGAGGGGGCGTCATGGAAGGGGCAGCGGCGGGTGAGACCGAACATGAGGCCGTCTCCAGTGCTACGGCCGCCACTCTGGGCGGTAGTCGGGGTGGTCGGCGTACGGCAGGGCAAGCAGGCGCAACGTCGACTCGGAAGTGAACGGAGGCCGAGCGGGGGCCGGGCCGAGGGCACGCAGTGTGCAGGATCCGCTGAAGGTGTGTTCGTTGCGGCAGGCAGGCGGGCAGCCGACGGGCGAGGCGTCCACCATCTGCTGCTTGGCCTCGGCTTCGCGTAGGACGCGGGCCGGGTCATGGCGGGCGATGTGCGCGGCACGCTCGGTGTAGTCGACGACGGCCTGCGTCGGGTGCCCTGCGTAGACGCTTCCGCCGTCCGCCGTCCAAGCACCGTCATCGACACCGTTGAGAGCTTCGAGCACGTCTTCGCTGAAGCGGTCGCGGAGGAACTGCACGAGGTCGTCCATACGCCCAGTCTGCCCGCCACAACCGCCCGTTGACCGGGCTCCGGTTACAGGGCCTCCCACGGCACGTCCTGCTGCCATACCCACCGGCCCGACTCGTCCGGGGCGTACACGGAGCGGCCGCCGGGGTAGGCGCAGCCTTCGTTGATGATCGCGGTCCACGGGTCGTCGTCCAGGTCGACGGGGGCGGTCTGGCCGTCGAGGGGCCCGCCGTGCAGCTCGACCATGTGCTCGCTCATGGGGCCATGGCGGCATGGGTGAGGCCCCACCGACGGGGGTGACGGTGGGGCCTCGGTCAGGTGGCCGTCAGCGCGCCAGGTAGGCAGCCAGGGCGACGAGGCCGATGGCACCCGCAACGGCGATGAAGGAGTAGGCAACGGTCAGAAACGTGTCGCCGCGCGGGCGAAGCAAGTTCATGGGCTTGTCCCTTCGGAGCGGGGCCTCGGTCCCGTAGCGCGGCAGCCAGCTCGCGATCCTGCGGGTGTGATGCGGTCAGGCTACTGCGGGGGTGTGACAGCCAGGCGCACCAACGGGCGAAGTCGAGCGTCTGAGTGCGCAGGGCGGCAGATGCAAGCAGCGGAGCATCCGATGCCCCGGCGGCGATGGTGGCAAGTACGTCGCGATGGAGGTCGTCCTCCATGCCGTGGGCGACCTCGTCGTCGCCCTGCGCGGCGTGGATGGCGGCCAGGCGGCGGGCGATGTCCTCGGCGGTGAGGAGCGGTTCGCTGCTGTTGCGGGCGATCTCGTCCATGTCGTCCATCATCCCTTCTTCGGCTTGCTGTTGCTGGCCTTCTCGGCGGCCCGCTTCTGCTGGCTCGCGGCGTTGCGGCGGGCGAGGTCGCCGATGCTGATCTGCTTCTCCAGTGCCATGATCGTGGTCCTGTCTCGTGAGGGATGGGGCCCGGGGCGGCCGGTCGCCTGGCAGTGAGTCGGCCGCCCCGAAGCAGAGGTCAGCGCGCGACGACCGGCCGGTGAAGATCCCGGTGCGTTGCCGTCGCGGTGTGCCCGGCGGCCGTGAGCAGCTCGGCGACCGCGCGCGCCACGGTCGGGGCCCGGTGCCGGCCGCCCGCGCACCCGGCGGCCACCACGACGGTTTCGGCGCTGGGGCCGGCCGCGTATGCGGCGGCGGCGCGGGCGGTCGCGTCGATCAGGTCGGTGATGCCCGGGGTGTTGAGGACGGCGGCCTGGACGGGGGTGTCGTCGGCGGTCATGTGCCGGAGGTCCGGGGAGATGTGGGGGTCGCGGAAGTGGGCGCGGAGGTCGAGGGTGAGGTGCGCGGGCGGTGGCTCGCCGTGCAGGTAGCCGAACGAGATGATCTCGATCATGGATGCCTCCGTGGGGTGGGGCCGGGCTGTCCGGCTCCCCTCACCGCCCGTCTCACTCGGGCGGATCGGGCAGCTGTCAGCGGCGGCGCTGGAGGGCGGCCACGGGCACGGTGTAGACGGCGCCCCGGCGCAAAAGCACTCCGCAGTCCTCGATCTGGACGGTGGCGGTGGTGTCGGTGCGGCTCAGCACACGGACGCGAACATTGGTGGCATCGCGCGGGTCGAGTCGCGGGTGGGCGGCGGCTTCGGAGATCACGTACATGGCGGTCAAGCCCCTTCGTGGTGGACGTGGTGGCGGTGGGGGTTGTCGGGGTCGGCGGTGATCCGGAAGGGGTGGGCGGCGGTGTTGCCATCGTTGTTGTTGTTGGTCTGACCTGCGGCAACACCGGCAACAACGGGGGGCCCGGGGGGTGGTGGGGGGAGGGGCGGGAAGTCCTCTCGGTGGACCCCCTCGCGGCCGCCGATGGGGGGCACCCGTACGCCGGGCCGTACGCGCACCCCGTGGCGGGTGAGGAGGGCGCGCACGTGGGCGGTCTTCCAGGGGGTGGCGGGGAGGCCCATCAGGGGGGTCGCGGTGAGGTGCTCGGCGAGGGTCGCGAGGTGCACCCCGGAGCCCTCGCTGTGGAGGGTGGAGAGCAGCACCGCGACGTGCTCTCGGGGGAGCAGTTCGGAGGGGTGCTGTGCGGGCTCCTCCTTGGGCTGCTCCTGGTCGTTCTTGTCGGTGCCCTCCGGCTCCGGTGCGGGTTGGGGCTTCGTGGCGGGCCAGCCGAGGGCGAGCGCGGTGACCACCCAGGCCGCGGCCACGACGGTGGCGGCCGCCGTGGTGTACGGGGTGGCCTTCGTGACGCCGAGGGCGGCGGCGAGGCCGACCCAGCGGAGCAGCGCGGATCCCTCGGCGTCCGCCGGCTCTTTCCCGGCCTTCGTCTTCGGCTTCGGCTTCGGGGGCTGCTCCCCCGGGGCCTCCTCGGGCTCTCCCTCGACGGTGTCCTTCGCGGGCTGCTCCTTCACGGCCTTCTTGGGCACGCTCGGGGGCTTGGCGTTGCACAGCCAGGCGACGGTGCGGCGGGACAGTGCTGCGGAGCCGATCCACAGGGCGGTCCAGAACCGGATCCAGTCCTCCATCAGGCCCCGATCATCATCGACAGGGCGGCGAAGAACTGGCCGGGCACGGCCCAGATGCTGCCGATGCCGGCCATGGGCCAGGTGAAGGCGGCGACGAGGGAGAGTACGGCGGAGCG